TTGCCAACCTTTAAATGAATGGGGATACCCAGCCAAAGATCGGTCTGGTATGTTGGACACTTTAGAAGAACCGCATTTGGGGAAGTTAATTACTAAAATGGATAATTCAGCTACACAACAACCTCAGGAATTTGTTGACCCCAAAACGAGAATTTCTACTAGCAAAGGAGAAAATGGAAATGATAAATCTAAATAATGTAGAGCCGTCGAAGCCTTTAAATCAGGATTTTGAATTGATTCCTGTTGGAACTATTGCAAGGGCATCTATGATGTTAAAATTGGGTGATATAGAAATTCCCGAATTTGGTTCGGGAGCTTGGTTTAAAAAGTCATTTAGTTCAAATGCTAAATGGTGCGAAATTGAGTTTACTGTTATTGGCGGTGAGTTTGATAAAAGAAAATTTTGGCAAAAGATTTTTATTGATGGTGATGCCTTAGCGTCGAACGGAATGTCTAAAGCTCGACAAATCGGATTGTCTACTTTGAGAACTATTATTGATAGCGCAAAAGCGTTAAATCCCTCTGATACTTCTTCTGAAGCTCAAAATGCCAGAAATTTATCTGGTATTGCCCAGTTGAACACATTAGAACTTTGTGTTAAAATTGGAATTGAAAAAGGAACAAATGGATACGCGGATCGTAACAAAATGATGGCGGCTTTAAGTCCAGACCATAGTGATTACATTAGCGGAAATGGTTCTGTTCAAGCAGCACCTTCCACTCAAGGAGCTACACCAGAAACTCCTCCAAACAACGGTGTACTTCCGCAGTGGGCCAACAGGTAATTCTAGCGGCACAGGTTTATATTCCACCTGCTAGACTCCTTCGGGGGGAGGAGGCCAAAGACCCCCCACTATTTCTAGTTAAGGAATTACACAATGATACTTCGACCTTACCAAGAGGTTGCTGTTAAAGATGCTTCAAAAGCACTCGATGAATATGGCAACACTTTAGTTGTTGCGCCGACAGGTGCAGGTAAAACTATAATGCTTTCTGCTTTAGCGGGTAAACGTCACAAAAAGGGAAAGCGAACTTTAATATTACAACATAGAGATGAGCTTGTTTCTCAAAATAACATTAAGTTTAATAAAGTTAATGAGAATATTAGTACGAGTATTGTTAATGGCAAAGTAAAAAATTGGGAAGGCGAAGTTGTTTTTTCAATGGTGCAAACCATGTCTAGAGAAAATAATCTTAATGGTAGACCTAAATTTGATTTGGTGATTGTAGATGAAAGTCATCATGTAGCTGCTCCCACTTATAAAAAAATAATAAATGCAGTTAAGAAAGATAATGACAAAGTTGAAATTGTAGGATTTACGGCGACCCCGAATCGAGGAGATGGGAAGGGTTTAAGAAGTATTTTTAATAATTGTTCACACCAGATTGAATTAGCAACTTTAATTCGTGAAGGTTTTCTAGTTCCGTTGAAAGCATTTGTTATTGATATTGGTGTTCGTGAAGATCTTTCAAAGGTTAGAAAATTAACTTCTGATTATGACATGGAGCAAGTTGATTCCATAATGAATAGGAGGGTTATAAACGAACGTGTTGTAGATGAGTGGGAGGAAAAAGCAGGAGACAGAAAAACTATTGTTTTTTGTTCTACTATTTCCCACGCAAAAGGATTGTTATCTTCTTTTAGGGAACGAGATATACTTGCGGATATAGTAACAGGTGAGACTCCCTCGGAAGAACGTGCAGAGATATTACATGACTTAGAATATAAAGATTTACAGGTCGTTGTGAATGTTGCTGTGCTTACAGAAGGTTTTGATGCTCAAGCTGTTTCATGTATTATTTTAACAAGGCCCTGTTCTTATAAATCTACGATGGTTCAAATGATCGGAAGAGGTTTAAGAATTGTAGACCCTTCTATTCATCCTAATGTAATAAAAAAAGATTGTGTTGTGCTAGATTTTGGCACGAGTATTTTAACTCATGGCGGTTTGGACGATGGTATAAATTTAGATGGTGCTATTCCGAAAGAGGATTTAGAAGCACCAGTAAAAATTTGTCCTAACTGCGAAGCATCAGTACCATTAAGGGTTTCTGTATGTCCATTTTGCTCTTCTCCATTTTTAGGAGAGGAGATTGAAAAAGTAACATTAGAAAATTTTGAAATGTCAGAATATGATCTAATGCAATTATCACCTTTTATGTGGATTGATATATTTGGAAATGGTTCTTGCATGATGGCTTCCGGGTTTCAAGGTTTTGGTTTAGTAGCAACTATAGATGATACCTCGGTTGCTATAGTTAAAAAAAGAGGCCAGGGAGTTAAAACTGTAGCCATTGGTGGAAAAATCCAAGCTACTTCAGCAGCCGATGATTTTTTAAGACAGATTGAAACTAACAATGCGGCTAATAAATCAAAGCGATGGTTAAACGCTCCTGCTACGGATGTACAAAAAAATTATTTAATAACTCAAGGAGTAGAAGTAAGTGTTATGGATTTTTCGTGGACTAAATATAAAGCTGCGTGTTGGTTAAATTATCTTTGGAATAAAAAACCTATTGATGAAATTGTTTTAGAAAAGATTTATTAAGATGAAGAGAGAGGATGTTTGTGACGCTGCAAAAAAAATAACTACGCAAAATCGACACGAGGATTATGGCGATGCTAAAGAAAACTTTAATCGAATTGCAAGTGGATGGGATGTAATTGTAAAAGTTGCTATTGAGTCGCATGGGAAAATTACTGCAGCTCATGTTGCTCTTATGATGGATTGGGTTAAGACTTCTAGGCTTCTTAATAAAATTTCACATACGGATTCATGGATTGATAAATGTGGTTATTCAGCTATTGGTGCAGAATTTGAAGATGAGCGTGATATTTTAAGAGAAGATCAGGCTTTGCAAAAGTTAATTAAAAGTCATGGTAAGGCAAAGTAATGGCACGTTTTCATGTGCATTTAATGACCGCTGAAGAACGCGATAAAGATATTATAGCGGCTAATTACGATATAATGTGTTTTGTTGAAAATATATATAACAGAGAAAAAATTCAAGCTTTAGCTGATTTGGCAATAGCAGATCATATAGAATCTAAAGATGCAAGGGTTGTTTGTGGTGTTGCAATAATTGCAGTTGGTCATCAGCCAATGTATTCTGTTACGTTTAAAAATAACTCAATAGATAAAGATAAAATAAAACAAGTTGTAAAATTATTTGGGTTACAGGAAAGGGTTTTTCATTGAATGATTCGCCAATTAAAAAATTAGCATTTATTCTGGAAAAGTTTGGTTGGAATACGAGATTTTGCGATCTTTCAGAAGAACAGGTGCATACTTTAATTTTTGCCTTGCAGGAAGATACAGGCAAGTTATCGGAGGAGATAGATATTGGAATCCTTGAAGAAAAATACTTTAAGTCAACAGGCGTTTGGCCGTCTACTTCAGTCCCATTCTGAAGATCCTACTATTGAAAAATTAAGAACTGTTGTTGACAATGCTATTGTTGAAAAACAAAAGAAGCGAGAACGAAGAGAATATATAGGTGCTTCTAGCATTGGCGATCAATGTAGTAGAAAAATTCAATATAGATTTATGAATTACCCAGTAGATAAAGAAAAAGAATTTAGTGCTAGGACTTTAAGAATTTTTCAATTTGGACATGAGATAGAGGATTACGCAGCTAAATGGATAAAAGATGCAGGGTTTGATTTACGCACAGAGGATAGTCAGGGAGAACAATTTGGATTTTCTATAGCAGATGGGAAAATACGAGGACATATAGATGGTGTATTATGTGATGGCCCTGTTAAATTAGGTTATCCTTGTTTATGGGAAAATAAATCGGCTAACGATAAAAAATTCCAAAGTTTTGTTCGCCTGGGGGTAGAAAAAGCTAATTCGATATACGCTACACAACTTGCTATTTATCAAGCGTATATGGAGCTTACAGAGCATCCTGCTTTGTTTACAGTAATTAATAAAAATACTAGCGACATATATTATGAATTGGTTCCGTTTAATAAACATCTTGCACAGGAAGCTAGTGATAAGGCGGCAAATATCTTGACTGCTTCAGAGGCTGGTGTCATGCTACCGCGTATCGCTCAATCACAAGATTATTATCTTTGTAAGTTTTGTGATTTTCAAAGTGTTTGTTGGTCGGCAAATCAATAAAAAAATGTGATGGCTAATCTAAAAAATAGCCACCACATATAGTGAAATATTTTTATGCGAGGACAATATAATGAATGTTTTGCAATTTGGCAATACTAATAAAGATTTAGCAGAAAAAATAAGCCAAGAAGTTCCTAAGACAGTTCAGTTACAAGATTTATTTGATACCTATCCAAATGGTGTTAGGCATGGCTCCACTTTTCTTTTGGGATCTTTTTCAGGAGAAGCAGGAAGATCATTAAATCTTAATATTGATGTTCATAGTCGAGATTTTATGAAGGGTATGGATTTTGCTACAGGCCAAGGTGCAGGAGGTATATGTAAAATTTTAATGGAAGGTAGGGGTTGGACTTTTAAAGATTGCATGGAGCATTATCAGCAATATCTTCCAGAAAATATTACACCACCTGTTGAGAACCCTTTTAATCCAAAGATAAATTCTGAGGAAAAACAAACTGAATCAATTACAGAAAAAAAGATTTATAATCTTAATACTCCATTTGATTCTGAATATACATATACAGATGAATCGGGTGCTATTTTATGTGTAGTAAGAAAATACTTGGAAAAAGATAGCAGCGACAATTTAAAAAAACAATTTAGGCAATTTGTAGATGGGAGAATGGGGCTTCCAGAGCCAAGACCTTTATATAATATTCCAAACATTTTTCAAAATAATCGAGTCATATGGGTTGAGGGGGAAAAATGTGCAGATGAATTAAATGCATTAGGGTACACGGCTACTTGCACTATTGGCGGTGCAGGGATGTTGTCTGAAAGAGTAGCGCATAAATTTGATTTTAGTCCGTTAAAAAATAAAGAAGTAATTTTATGGCCTGATAAAGATAAGGCTGGATTAGATTTAGCCAGGTTAGTAGAAAAGCTTGCTATAGATGCTGGAGCAAAATCTACATTGTTGCTTAGACCTCCAGCGGGAAAGCCGGAAAAATGGGATGTTGCAGATGCTATTGAAGAAGATTTTGATATTGATCAATTTATTGCAAATCAAGAAAGCAAAATTAAGAAGTCAATTAATCTTTTAGATAATAGTTTAGAAGTTAATACTTATCTTGCTGGCAAAGCTCCTGAACAAAAGTTTTTAATTGCTGATACAATTCCTTTAGGAGTTCCAGTAATATTTGCTGCATCAGGAGATAGTGGTAAAGGAATGATGTCTTTAGATTTGGGAATGAAAGTAGCCAGTGGAGAGGGAATGTCTGTTGCTTTTGGTGGTATGATCTCAACGCATGGAGATGTAGTTATTTTATCTGCTGAAGATGATAAGGACGAAATACATAGAAGAATCGAGCGTTTGGACCCATTAGGAAAAAGAGCTTCATACGAGTATGATTTGAAAATTCTTCCGTTGCCAAATTTAGGTGGTGTATTTCCAATTATGCAGCAGGTAAATAGCACTTACGTTATGGGAGAAGAGTTTTCGAAAATTTATGATCAGATTTTAGAAATGGAAGATTTAAAATTACTTGTTATTGATCCAATGGCTTCTTTTGTTCATGCGGATGTAAATGCTGATCCAGCCGCAGGAGCAATGTTTATGGGAATGTTGGCTCAAATTTCTACTGAAACCGGGGCTACTGTAATAGTTAATCACCATATGTCTAAGATTAAAGATAGTGAAGCTATTTCTAATCCTGAACAAGCTCGTAATTTAATTCGAGGTACATCAGCTATTGTAGATGGTGTAAGGTGTGCTTTTGTTATTTGGCAAGTTGCAGAAAGCATTGCTAAGAAAAGATGCAAAGACTTAGGAATTACATATGCAAGAAATGCTATTTTTGATGGCGCGGTAGTTAAATCAAACGGCCCTGTAAATAGAGATATTAGAAATTTTGTTAGAAATCGGGATACAGGTTTATTAGAAGATCGTGGTTTAGAAATTCAAAATGCTGATAATCCTATTTCAGAACGTAATGTAGAAAGGCGAAGAGTTATGCTTAATTTAATTATAGAAAGAGAAAAGGAAGGAAAAGCACTTACAAAATCAGCATCAGGAACTAATGCGTATGATGTAATTATAACTGAATTACCGAAGGAGCATGAAGCTCGTTTTTGTTTTCAAGGTTTTCGCAAAAGCACTACAAATACCGTGCTTAGTGATTTGATAAAAGAGGACAAAGCGGTATGCGCTCCAATAAATCGGGGGTCAAGCAAAAATGTTGTAGGAGTAAAAGGTGGGGCAATTGACCATGGGGTGTATAATCCAGTTACGGCAAGAAATAATTTATAAACTATTTGTGTGAAACATTTAATTGTTTCATGTGAAACATTCGTGAAACATTTTTTTTAAGAGAAAAACATTATGGAATTTAAAATTACACCTGCTATTAATACAGAATTAAAATTTTTACGCACACTAGTAGATCGTTTAGAAAAAGAAAATTATAAATTAAACGATAATGTTAATGTTGCACGAGATCTTTTTAATGCAAGAAAAGAGCTTAAAGAATTTACATATAATTTAAGAAAACAAGGTTATCAAATATAAAAAGGGGAAAGCTACCACGTTCCTTCCCCTTTTTGACTTATATTTTGCGCCCTAAAAAAATACACCATTTTTTACAGAAAAACAATGTTTTTATTTTTTAGATAAATAAATTTCAATATTATGAATAGCTTTCATAAGTTTCTTTTTTAATTTAAACTCAGGCGTTTCTACACCCTTTGCATCTTCTACAACTGAGTTCCATTCACCATTTATGTTTTCTATCTCGTAGGTAAAATCCGCTACATAAGCACAAATTTTGTATCCATTTACTTTTAAATAAAACCGAACTTGTAATTTTAAATTCTTAACTGTGCCTGCTTTTTCAAGAGATTTTAAATACAAATATCTTTCAGATTCCCATTTAGAATCAAATTTAATGTTGTCTACAACAACCTTTCGATTACCATATTTTGATTTTTTGGTTGACCTTTTGTATCTGGGATTATATGTATATGTTACAGTCATTTCTGGGAAAGGATATATTAAATGCCAAATCCAAACAAGTATAAAAGTGTTTGTTTGACTACAGAAGCATATGATAAATTGATTTATATAGCCACAAAAGAAGATAGGGCTATTGGTAGACAATTGGCTCGTGTGATTGATGAGGAATACGAACGAATTACTAGAACAGAACTACCAATGTCAAATAGTTCTGGTATTGGCGGTTTATCCGCAGTTATAGACAGTTAAAGAAGACCTGCGCTACCAAGACCGCCTAGCAGTGTTGCCGCAACTGCGGGGTTTTCTTTTGCTCTTTGTCTAATGTTTGACGTTTGATTTACAGAGCTAGTTTCTATTGGCGGCAAAACTTGAGGAATTGGAGTTGGCGGCGGCGTTGTTTTAGGTTGCCTTTGTGTGCTTTCGATAATTGAAGACACTTGTTTGGCACCTTCTTCTGCACCTTCTTGTATTACTTGAATAGGTGTTTGTGCAGCAGCAGATCCAAAAGCTTGAGCTAAAAGATTACCTAAAACTTGAGCTTTAGTTTTAGGTGATGCGCCTTTTGTTAGTTTATCATATTGGTTGGTAATTGATTTGTATTGGGGGGCTGAAGATAAAACACGACCAAATATACCTAATCTTGCAATTTTACCAATATTTTCTAGAGGACTTGCTGCAATATTAGCTGCAACAAGATCACCACCCTCTGCGGCTTTTGAATTAAAAACAAGAATACGACCAAATTTATTCATATCATCAGCCATCTCTTTTCCAAAAATGGTTGTTAATTTTCCTGTTTTAAATTCTTTTTGAAGACGATCTCCAAATAATTTAAATTGTTTAGGGTCTGTTAAAAAAGAATCTCCAAAATCTCCAATTATATTATCTACATAAAAAGATCTGATTTTAGTTAAATCTTCTGGGTCATCAAAAAACTTCATAAGTTTTACAACGTCTGTGTCTTTTGTTGCTCCTGAAGCAATAACTTCAGCCGCTGATTCAGCAGTAATAGAACCATTTTGTAATTGATTAAAAGCTCTACTTTTGTCTAACGCGGCCTTTTCATCTGTAACTGTTTTTAAAGATCTTAATAAATTTACCGCAGAGGTGTCTCCTCCAGCAGAAATTAAATCATCCACCATACCATCAGACAATCTAGATAAATTTATTACGGACATTTGTTCGGCTAATTTTTTTATTTCGGCTAACTTTTGTTCTCCAAATAATTCTTTTCCCGTAGTTCCTAATTTTTCTAAACGTTCTTTAAATATCTTCGCACTAAAATTACCTGACGCATTTTCTTTTACAGAGTCACGAAATGCTTGACGCATCCATTCGCCTGCAAGTCTTTCACGAATTGGTTCAAAGTTTTTATTTCTTTGAGAAACAGCTTTAGCTGCTTCTTTTAAAGGTTTTGGATTATTGTCTTTAATTATGCTTGTCATAGCTCCATTAAAGTCTGGAGTTTTTTCTCCTTTTACATCAGCTACAAGCTTTCTAATGCCTAATTTACCGTTTAAGGCTTCAAACTCTTTTATACCTTCTTTGAATGCGGCACGGGCGGGAACAATTTGTCTAGACGCCGCTTTATACAATTCTTTTTGTTCACTAGATAAGTCTCGTAAAGAAACTCTGCCTAATGCTTTATTAATTTCTTTAATATCTAATTTATCATCAAGACGATCAAGAAATTTTTTCTTAACATCACTTACATTTGAAGAACCATATCTAGATAACCAAGTGTCGTTAAGATTTTTTCTCGCACGATATATTTGTGCAAAAGATGCCTTGTTTGGCAAATTAGCTATATCTTGTAACATATTCTTTGCAATTGCTTGGTTGCCTGTACTAACTCCAGTAAATTGATCGAGTCTAGTTTTAGCGTCTGCCTTAATAGCTCTCATATCAAAAGCTGCAATACTACCTGTTGCATCATCAACCAACTTGTTGATAACTCCAAATTCTTTTTGCATTTGTTCATCAAATAGTTTATAGGAGTCTCTGACTATTTTATACAAATCCTCATCAATTGCTTCGTCTTTTAAAGTAGCCGCTCCAAGAGCTTCATTAGCTTCTTTTAGATTTTTTACTAAACTTTTGGTTATTTCTTTTTCTGTTTTTTCAATACTTCTATTGCCTCGTTTAGCTGCTGATATTAAAACATCTGCGGCATCTTCAGCGTTAGCCGCTCCGTAGTCACCACGAAATTTAGTAATTTTTTCAAGTATCCTTTCATGGTTTTCTCTAAGACGTTTAGAGGTCTTCATAACTTTTTCAGCCATAGCTTGTTGTCTAGCTATCAAAGGAGATGCCCCTATTTGTGATAAAGTTGGTGTAATTCCTTCTTCTAAAGATTCACCTGCCGCAGTTAATTGTTGAGGAGTTAAATCACCGCCTGGTCTTCCTTTAACAACTCTACCAAAAAGACTACCAATAGTCCCAAATATACCTTCGCCTGCTGCACCTATAGCGGCTTCTACCGCAGCGTCTTTGAAAACTTCTTTTGCTTCCTGACCTTGAGTTCCTTCTATAACCTCTTGGCCTTCTTCAATAAGCTTTGCGCCACCTGTACCAAGTCCTGCACCTATTGCGGCCCCTAAAATCGGTATAGGTATCGCTGCTTGACCTGCTAAAGCACCTGCAACACCACCTGCAATTTCACGACCAAGGCTAGATAAATCAGCAAAGTCTGCACGGCTAAAACCACGCTCATCAATTAAAACATTTTTGTCAGATTTAACTCCAAATTTTTCCGCGCCAGATGGTGTAAGAGCTAATCTACCCCTTCTATCACGAGTAAAATCTGTTTCTAAAAGTCCTTTACTTTTAAGAACTAATTCTTCTTCTTGTTTATTGTCTGCTCTGCTAAGGGCACGGCGTAAATCTAAATCTTTTATACCAGTTTTATAATCGAACAATTGTTCGTCTTTTTTTCTAATTGATCTTTCTCTTGCAGCAGGGGCTTGCCGCATAATTATTCTCTGAATTTTATTCAACTCTACTGGAGTTGGGGTATTCCCTTGTATGGTAAAATTAATTGGCCCATCGTCTGTGTTTACAGTTACTGTTCCCATTATTTATTAACCACTTCTTACATCGTATGTAATAGATTGAGAGCCATCAGCGTTTTCAACAACTGTAGGCATAAATAAATTATTACCTTGACCGAAAGTAGTAGATAGTTTTTCTAGAGTTCTATTGTATAATTCATCTCCTTCACCACCTTTATAATAATTTCTACGATCTCCGAAATCATCAATTATAGGGTCTAAAGAATTTAATGAATCATTAAACAATTGACGTAACTCGCCAAATGCAACTAAAGATTGTTCTGGATTTGTAAACTTCAACAACCCATCAAGCTGACCAGCAGCTTCTTGAATTTGTTTAACATCAACGTTTGAAATACCATTACCAGTTTCTTGAGATATAAACCTTTTAAATCTCATAATAAAAGCACGGCGAACTGCATCAATTTCTGATTCTATAGAAAGACCTCTTGCTTCGTCTTCAGAAAAAAAACTATCTCGTGAAAGACCCATAGATTTTAAAACACCTTGAGCTTTATCTAAAAATCTAACAGTTGTTAAACCTCCAGCTTGCCCCTCGGATATATTTATTAATTCTTGAGTTAAATCTTCCATTTTTTCTATTGCGTCTAAACCAGAAACAGTTTTTTTGTAAGCTGAAGCAACTTCATCAACATCTCTCACAGGGTTAACAAACACAGGTTTTAAAGTGCTAGGCTCAATACCCATTCTTATATTATACTCATTTGTCCCTATTTTAATTTTTTCTTCATAAATAGATTCGGGAACACTTAATTCTTTACCCTCTAACCTAGCTTCTATTATTTTCTCTTTTATGCTATTTTGTGCGTCAATATTTTTTAAGATTAATTCTTGTTTTATAGCAGCATTTGAAGCTTTGATCGCATCACGGGCATCTTCATCTGATTTTATCATCTGAAGAGCATACTTACCCGCTGCCGCTGTAGCCGCTTTTGCTTCATCTTTAGCTTTGGTTAGATATGGCATAGCAGCCTGCCCTGCTTCACCCACTGAACTTAACATGCGCCCGACATTGAAATCTTTGCCTGCGCGGTTCTGCATAAGAGCTAATCCCATAGCCATAAGAGCTTGACTTTTGTCAACCTTGCCTTCTATGGGAACGCCTGTCGCTTCAGAAAATTCTTTCATATACTTTTGCAAAAGCTCTTTACGATCACCAGTTTCAGGTACATCTTGTGCTAATGCTTTGTAATATTCTGACATACCACCTAAAAATGTGTCCTCAACAGCAACATCTTTCTTTTCAGGTTCTATAATGTCTTCTAAAGAAACTCTTTCTGAACGCATTCCTTGCATATCTGCAATTTTTTCTTCTTTATCCCTAAAATCTTTTGCTTTTTCAGCTTTTATCTTTTTTTGCAAATTTAACTTCTGCTTAACTTCTGCACTTTGGGCTGCACTGCGGGCTTCGGCATTTTCTATAAGATTTTGTATTTCGGCTGCTGTAGAGGTATCCCATGGTGGTTGATTTCTTAAAATAGAATATTCCTCTGCTGTTGGGCTTCGTTTGGAAGGAATAGGCGGTCTTAATGTTGTTTCAGGCGAAAATATTTTTGGTGGTCCAACGCCAGTTCCAGGCAAATCTGCAAGGTCTATTCCTATTAGTGGCTCATACGTTGAAGAGTCATACACCCCAGAAGAGTCATACACCCCACTCCGATTTGCAAGATTAGCTAATTCTATAGCTTTGATTGAAGAGGAGTCTTTCCAATCTCTAAATGCCCCTAAACCTTGTCGTAAAATATGATACGGTGCTTTTATGATTGACTCAGAAATATCATCTAAATTTCTAGCAAATGCGCCTAAACCTTGAACAACCTCTTGCCCTCTAGTCAGAGGAATGTTGCGTTTTACCAAAGAGTTTCTAATTTCAGCCATCACTCAGCCCTCACGATGATTGTTGGTTAATACCCTGAAGGGCTGTATACGCACCAAGACCAGAAACAAAAGGATTGGCCGCAGGAGATACACTTTGTTGCGTTGTGGAATACAAATTAGCAGAAGGAGTACCAGATAAAGCTCCATAAGCATAATTATAAGGCAACAAAGCTTGTTCAGTAGGTCTTTGAGCTTCTGCTCTTTGAGCATCAATCATTTGTTGTCTAAACATTCTTTCTTGTTGACCAATGCCTGACATAAACGAAAGATCAGCAGGAGTTAAAGCTGAAGCAACACGGCCTATATCCGCTGTTGTTCCTGCCAAACTACCATATTGCCCACCTAAAGAGCCAAATTGAGAACCTAACTGCCCTACAGTCTGACCAAGACCTCCCATTAACCTACCAGCTTCTAATTCACGGGTTGCACCTTTTTCGTAAGCCCCCATAGAAGCAGCAAGAGCTTGTTTATAATTATCATCTAAAACTTTGGCTTTAGCATCTAAAATAGCCTCTTCAATAGCTACATTTTGAACTCCCTCTCGTGATCCACCAAATGCGCCACTTCCTACAGCTTGAGATTTTAATCTATTTCTAGCCACTTGAGCTTGATCATCAAGCTCTTTTATAACATTTTCAGTATAAGGAGACATAAATTTTTCAACATACGTGGAAGGATCGTACATCCCTCTACCGCCAGAAACATACTCAGTTGCAGGAACAAAAAATTGTTTTGCTTCTCCTAAAGCTCCCAACCCTCGTGAAAGAGATTCGCCAGCCCCAGTGGTTAAAGCTCCTGCGGTATCAAAATAAGGTTGATAACGACCTAAAAAATCAGGGATTCCATCTTCGTCCCTATCAACCATCATTGCTTGTGTAGCAAAAGTTTCAGGACCTAAACCTGTTATAGCTCCTGTTTCATCACGCCCATATTGACCTGCTATTTCATAAGGTGCAATTTGAAAAAGATTAGGATCTTGAATTAACCCGTCACTAAAAGCATTTGAACCTGGATCATATTTTCCAAAGATAGCATCTAATAAAGCTTTTTCTCTAAGTTCAATATATTCAGGACGGCGTTGTATGCTTTCTTGTCTATAATCAGCTTCAGCCATATTTGTTCGCCTTATTTTCAAGTTTATCCATCATATTATAAGCACGTTCAATGCCTAATCTTTGATTGCCGTTTCCTAATCCATTAACTGCATCTTTTGTAAAAACAAACTCCCCTGCGGTTAGCATTGCAGGAACATCATCTTTTTTCCCTGATCCTTCGGATGGCATAATTCCTCCATCTCTTCTAGGAAAATACTGTTGGTTAATATATCCACCATGCGCTGCTCTTCTAATTCCTAAATCGGTATAACCCTCAACACCGCCAAAGGGCTTTGATGGAAGTCGATCTTTTTTACCTTTACTAAACAAACTATCTGTAAGTTGCGCTCCTAATCCGAGAGCTAGAGCTTCACCAACACGACTATTTAATAAATTTGCAAATTTACTATCTTCTGGCATTATACCTAAATCTATTAAAAATTTAGCTATACCAATAGTTTTAGGATTTTGTTTAAATGAAGTAACAGGATTAACACTAGCTTCAGAACCATCAGTCGGAAACTTCATTCCGCCGGATTTTGCAATTGCTAGCTCTCTCGCGTCGTCAAAATTTTCAGTTATTATATTATTCGCTGTCTTAATGTTGGGTGGAGTTTCTGCATTTTGAACACCAAAAATGTTACTTAACATATTGTTGTTATTTTTAGCCCCAAAAATATTACTTAATATATTATCATTTCCCAAACCTTGAGATAGTAAAGGATTTACTAAAGAAGCAATCGCAGCGGTTTTGCCACCCTTTTTCCCACCAAGGGCGCGACCAATAGCATAATTTATTAGAAGATTTTGTAACATTTGCTACTCCTATGAATATTATACTACACTTATATTCTTAATCTATCAATTCAAAATGAGGGCCGTCAATAAAGGGTCGGCGATTTTGTGAACGGCGAAGGTCCACATAGGCATTCATAGCATCTTCTGCGCTGTCTTCCCAATCTCGAAAATCACTTATGTGCCAACAAGCCCCCCACTTAATTCCAACTCCAACCGCAACTGCGCCCTCCTTCATCGCGTCTGCAATCTCATCATACAAATTTAACTCCCAGCGAATTCCATCGCAATAAGCGGCTAAATCAACAGCGTTGCCTTCAATATGTTTACTTTTCATCGTTTTAGATGCGCCTTTTTCAACCAGTTTTCGTTGTTCCTCAATTGTTCGCAACCCACAAATACACGAAAAATCCTGTGAAGTGACGTTAATAGCATATTTTACGACTGATACTAGTCGT